CAAATACAAAAAGGTCACAAAGTATTAATTATTGCAGATCGTGTAGAATTTTTACAAAACGTAGGAGAACTAATTGGTGAAGAATGTGTGTGCATTACTGGCGGTACAACCTATGAGGAACGTACCGAACTCAAACGACAAATTGAAGAAGGAGAAAAAAGTTGCATTGCTGGTAGCAGGCAAATCTTCTCAGAAGGCATCTCAGTCAACATCTTAAGTTGTGTAATTTTAGCAGGCCCAATTGCTAACGATGCACTACTAGAACAAATTGTTGGGCGCATACAACGTATGCATCCTGGCAAATTAGACCCACTAGTCATAGATATGAATTTTAGTGGACCAAGTGATAGAAAACAAAACAAGGATCGCCAAGCTTTTTATGCCCGTAAGGGTTGGGAAGTAACAGGCGCATAATATGTATTTAACATTTACAAACGCAAGCCCTGCACATAAAGGTAATAAGGTAGCAATACACAGAGACCTTATTTTAACAGTACATGAAGCGATGGTAACACGAGATGATGAAACACTAGAAATGGTTACTTTTATCTTTGGCCCGCCACATGGAACATGGGAAGTTACAGAATCACTAGAAGAAGTAGTAGACATACTAAATGATTTAGCATAAAATTTTGCACTTGCAAGTTTTTTCAAAGTTTGGTATAATACTATCATGGCAATATTCTTTAACTTACAAACTCTAGAAAACGAAGCTGGCAGTGATTCTAATAAGTTTGTAGCACTACTTGAGTATCATTATTCAAAACGAGTGCCTTATAAATATTCCAAATATAAGCCTAGCAAAGTCCCACTAAACGGACATAGTTATTTACTTAATCCAACAGAGTTATTTAGTGATAAATCAACAGATGTTTTATACAAAGTACAATACATAAAACTAGCAGCCCGTAGAGATTATAGTTTATATAAACTATACAATTATAAAGCACTACAACTATCGTATTACCCAGATATAGTATACGATGCAATTAAAACTAACCCGTTATTGAATATAACACAATCAGAAATACTCTTTAAATACGAGTAATCTTTCATTAATCCAAGGATAAAACAATGGCATTAGCATTTACAGCAACTAAAGGTAAAGCAGTTAAAAACTCTCATGAGTCATACGTCTACAAAGACGGCGAAAATACAGTACGATTAGTAGGCGGGATTCTTCCACGCTATGTATACTGGTTAAAAGGCAGCAACAACAAAGATATTCCAGTTGAGTGCTTGGCTTTTGATCGTGAAAAAGAAAAATTCACAAATGCAGAGGTAGATCATGTTCCTGCATATTTTCCTGATAAAAAGTGCTCATGGAGCTATAGTGTTAATACACTAGTAGATGGTAAAGTAGTTGTGCTAAACCTAAAAAAGAAATTGTTTGAGCAAATTTGTTCAGCAGCAGAAGACTTAGGTGATCCAACTGATTACACAACAGGTTGGGACGTAGTGTTTAAGCGTTCTAAAACAGGCCCACTGCCGTTTAATGTTGAGTATACCTTAAGCGTATTGCGTTGTAAAAAACGTGCACTAAGCAAAGACGAACTTGCCACTGTTGAAGCAGCCATTCCTATTGATGCTAAGTTTATTCGTGCTACTCCTGAAGAAGTAAAAACTACTCTTGAGCGTATTACCAGTGGCGCTGAAGAAGAATCTGAAGGCGTTGATGGTGAAGCAGTTAGTGATTTAACTCAATAAAAAATAGCCGCTATAGGTTTGCACTTATAGCGGCTTTTACGTTATGAAAATACTATTTACAGCAGACATACACATTAAACTGGGGCAAAAAAATGTTCCAGTTGAGTGGGCTAAGAATCGTTATGCTATGTTTATTCAACAACTTGCTGAACATAGTGCAGATTGCGATTTATTAGTACTAGGCGGAGACGTATTTGATCGTATGCCTACAATGGATGAACTAGAAGTTTATTTTGATCTAGTTGCTTCCATTTCAATTCCTTGTGTTATTTACGCAGGTAATCACGAAGCCTTGAAAAAAGACACTACTTTCTTTAGTTTTTTAAAGAAAAGTACTCAACGGCTTAATAACTTAGTCACAGTTATTGATGACTATCACAGCATTGATAATATGGATTTTATTCCGTACAACAAACTAAAAGATTTTGAAAAATCACCACACCTAACACACGGCAATGTTTGTTTTACACACGTTCGCGGAGAAATTCCACCACACGTTAAACCTGAAATTGATCTTAGTTTATTAGATCGTTGGGACGTAGTTCTAGCAGGTGACCTACACAGTTACGAAAATTGTCAACATAATATTCTTTATCCTGGCAGCCCTTGCACTACTAGCTTTCATCGACATAATGTAGATACTGGCGTTATCATATTTGATAATATTACTCTTAAACATAGTTGGGTTAAACTACAGCTTCCACAACTAATACGCAAAACTATTCAGGCAGGTGACGATATGCCTGCCACAGACTACGACCACACCATTTATGAGATTGAAGGTGACATGAGCGCGCTTGGCGCCATGGCTGATAATAGTTTGATTGATAAAAAAGTGGTAAAACGAGAAACAGATACAGCTCTTATACTAGACCCTAGTATGACACTTGCTGCTGAACTACAAGAGTATTTACTTTATATCCTACAATTACCAGACAATACTGTGCTAGATATTTTACAAGTATTAAACAACAACATGGATAAAATTGCACTAGAATGATTATCTTTGAAGAAATTAGATGGGGCAATGCGTTTTCCTACGGCCCTAGTAATAAAATCAAATTAGACGGTACTCCGCTAACGCAAATTGTAGGAAAAAATGGTCATGGCAAAAGTTCAATTGCACTAATTATTGAAGAAGTACTATTTAATCAAAATTCAAAAAAGATTAAAAAGTCAGATATTCTTAATCGTTATTCAAAAGATAAAAATTACACAATTGAATTAGACTTTAATAAAGATGGAACAAAATATAATGTTGCAGTTAGTAGAACAAGTACTGCTAGTAATATTAGACTTACTCGTGACAGTATTGATATTAGCAGCCACACTGCCACTGGCACTTATAAAACTCTTGAACAAATTCTTGGTTTTGACCATAAAACGTTTAGTCAAATTGTTTATCAAAGTTCAGTTTCGTCACTAGAGTTTTTAACTGCCACAGATACAGCTCGTAAAAAGTTTCTTATTGAATTACTAAACCTAACAGTTTATACACGTGCAGCTGATGTGTTCAAAGAATTAACTAGTGGAATGACTAAACAAGTTGAATCTGCTCAAACTAAGATCAATACTGTTCGTGCTTGGTTAAACAAGTATGAAAAAGAAGATTTAACCATTCGTGAATTAGCAGATGAACCTGCACAACCAACAGATGCAATTAATGAATTAACACTTGTCAACAATGAATTAAAAAACATTGAGTTTACAAATAAAAGAATTACTGCTAATAATAAATATCGAGAATTATTTGAAAGTACTGTAGCAAAATCTATTTTAGCTCCTGTTACTTTATCGAACTCTGATGAATGGCACACAGATCAAAAAATCAAATTAGCAGCATTGCAAAGTCAGTTAAAAAATGGTAAAGCCTTGGCAGCTAAATGTGACGGTCCAACCAGTAAATGCCCTACTTGCACCCAAACAATTGACAATAGTACAATGTACCATATGGTTGAAGAGTTTGAGGCCAACAAAACTAGTTTATTAGCAGAAATTGATGAAATAACTAAAATTATAGCAACAGAAACTAAGCTAAAAGCAGAGTGGGTTAAATACAATGACTATATTCTAGAAATAGAAAAATATCATTATCTTATCGACAAAGACCTAGCAACTACTTTACTAGATAAAAATGACCTAGAAAGCAAAGTTACTGCACTAGAAAAATCAATTTCAGCTGTTAATAGTATAATTTCTAAAGTCAAAGCTAGTAACAAAACGATCACTGAACATAATTCTAAAGCCGCTGTTATATCTGCTCAAATGCAAGATATGAAAACTGAACTAGAAACACATACTGTTGATTTACTAGATAAAGCTAGTCAACTATCTAATTTGCAAGTTCTAGTAAAAGCTTTTTCCACTACAGGTTTAGTTGCCTATAAAATAGAATGTTTAGTTAAAGATCTAGAAGAACTTACTAATGAGTATCTTAACGAACTTGCAGATGGCAGATTTCAGCTATCTTTTAAAATTGCATCATCGGATAAATTAAATGTTGTTATTACTGACAATAGCCATGACGTGGATATCCTTGCTCTTTCTAGCGGGGAGCGTGCTAGGGTTAACATTGCTACTTTGCTTGCTATTCGTAAACTTATGCAAACGTTATCTAATAGCCGTACAAATCTACTTATCCTTGATGAAACCGTGGAAAACTTGGATAGTGAAGGCAAAGAACGTCTTATTGAGGTTTTACTCAAAGAAGAAAACTTAAACACTTTTCTTATATCACACGGTTTTTCTCATCCATTACTAGAAAAACTTCAGGTAGTAAAAGAGAAAAATATATCAAGGATAGAACTATAATGGCAGTAGACCCCCGAGCCAAAGGAGCCCGAGCCGAGACCACAATTCGTGATCAGCTTCGCAAACTCACAAACTTGCAGTGGGAACGGGTACCCAGCTCAGGTGCCTTAGACCCTAAACATGGGCTAAAAGGAGATCTTTATGTACCTGGTGAAAAGAATCTTTATTCGGTAGAAGTTAAACATTATGAAGAAGATCATTTAACTAGCGCAATCTTAACAGGCAAGAGCCCACAATTCTTTGAATGGTGGGCTCAAGCTGTGCGTCAGGGTGCTCAGGTAAATAAAATTCCCTTGTTAATATTTAAACACGACCGATCAAAGGTATTTTGTGCCTTTGAAGATATGCCTAGCGGTGAGTACAGATATTTATTTATCAATGCATTGGCATACGAAGTATACGTATCACTACTAGACGATTTTGTGACACACGAAGCACCAAAATTTATAGCTTGACCCACAGCTGCAAAAGTGGTATAATACACACATGACTAAAACTTTTCAACAAATAAATACCAGCAATGATCATTCACTAATGATTGTTGATTCACTAAATTTAGCTTTTCGCTATAAACATTCAGGGGCAGTTGATTTTTGCACAGACTATATGCGTACAGTAGATAGTCTTCGTAAATCTTATAAATCTACTAAACTTATTATAGCTGGAGACATGGGCGCATCAAGCTATCGCAAAGGTTTATACCCCGAATACAAGCAGAATCGCAAAGATAAATACGCAGATCAAACCGAAGCAGAGAAAGAAGCTTTTGAGGCATTCTTTGAAGAAGTACAAGGCATACTGTCTAAGTATGAGTCAGATGGCGTATATCCAGTTGTTCGTTTCCAGGGTGTTGAAGCAGACGATATTGCTGCGTACATTGTCAGTAAACGCAAAAAATTCAATCTTGAGCAAATCTGGCTTATCTCCAGTGACAAAGACTGGGATTTGCTTGTTTGTCCTGGTGTATCACGATTTAGCTATGTAACACGCAAAGAAGTAACACATGATAATTGGCACGAACATTATGATTTTGATGTTGATAATTATATTAGCATTAAGTGTCTTATGGGTGACTCAGGAGATAATGTGCCTGGTGTACCCGGAGTTGGCCCTAAAAAGGCTGCTAGTTTGGTCGAAGAATACGGCTCAGCCTATGACATTATTGCGGCGTTGCCTATTAGCAGCAAGTATAAGTATATTGCTAATCTTAATAATTTTGGCAGTGCTGGACTTATGTTGAATTACCAGTTAATGGATTTAGTTACACACTGCAAAGATGCAATCGGTGAGGAAAATTGCAAACAATTAGATACAATACTGGAGAATTATCTTGTTTGATGTAGTAGTTAGATTAAATGATGTTAGAGCAATGCCAGTTCGGGCACATCCAACTGATGCAGGTGCAGATTTATTTAGTATGGAAAATGTAGATATTTATCCAGGCGAAACTAAATTAATAGATACTGGTGTATGTATTAAAATTCCCACAGGATATGTTGGTTTAGTATATAATCGATCATCTCAAGGTAAAATTCATGTTGTAATTCCTCATAGTGTAGGTGTTATTGATAGTGATTATCGTGGTGTTATTAAAGTTTTGTTAATGAACCAAGGTGAAGATCCTTATAAAATTGCACGATTTGATACACGAATTGCTCAACTTGTGATTACACCAATTTTACTGCCTAATTTTATAGGATGGGCAGATACTGGTAAATGGGAAGATACAGAACGTGGTGTCGGCGGTTATGGCAGCACAAATAATAAAGGAAATAAATGACAGCAAGTACAAGAGCACAAGTAATTACACGAAGAACCTATAACAGGCCTCTCTCAGATGATGGTAAAACATTTGAAACATGGGAACAAACAGTTGCCCGTGTAATTGATCATCAACAATGGTTATGGGAACGCGCAGCTAAACGTGAGCTGCTAGATACAGAATTTGCAGAGCTATATGACTTAGAGCAATTAATGTTAGACCGTAAAGTATCTATGAGTGGTCGGTCACTTTGGTTAGGTGGTACAACAGTTGCACAAAAACGAGAAGCATCACAGTTTAATTGTAGTTTTACACAAGTTGAAACAGTTTACGATCTTGTAGACGTGTTATGGTTGTTATTACAAGGTTGCGGTGTTGGATTTAAACCAGTAGTAGGAACACTAAATGGTTTTACAAAAGCCATTAAAAATATTCGTGTAGTGCGTTCAACACGTACTGAAAAAGGTGGACTTGAACATAATGTAGAAACATTTGTCGACGGCGTATGGACTATTAAAGTAGGTGATAGTGCTGAAGCTTGGGCTAAATCTATTGGTAAGCTAATGGCTGGCAAATATGCTGCTAAAGAACTAGTCTTAGACTTTAGTGAATTACGTCCTGCGGGCGAAAGGTTAAAAGGCTATGGTTGGATTAGTAGTGGGGATAGTGCTATTAGCACTGCTTATGTCGCTATTGCAAAAATTCTCAATGGACGCGCTGATAGCCTTCTTACACGCATGGATATTTTGGATATTGTTAATTGGCTTGGGACCATTCTTAGCAGTCGTCGTAGTGCTGAAATTGCTCTTTTCGAGTATGGTCAGCCTGAGTGGGAAGAGTTTGCAGTGGCTAAAAAAGATTGGTGGTTAACTAGCAATAGTCAACGTCAACAATCTAATAATTCATTAGTATTTAAAGAAAAACCGTTATATGAAGACCTTCGAAAAATCTTTGATCTTATGGAAGATGCCGGCGGATCAGAACCTGGATTCATTAACGCAGTGGAAGCTACAAGACGAGCACCTTGGTTTTCAGGATGCAACCCCTGTGTGGAAATCTTACTGGGAAATAAATCCTTCTGTAATCTCACTGAAACTGATATCGGAAAGTTTAAAGGAAATACCGCTGGGTTACATGAAGCTATCAGACTTGCTGCCAGAGCAAATTACCGCCAAACTTGTGTGGACTTAAACGATGGAATCTTACAAGAAAGTTGGCATCTTAATAATTATTTTCTTCGGTTATGCGGCGTTGGCCTTACTGGTATTGCCATGCGTCCTGACATGGGTGGTTACGACTACGAGTTTCTCAAAAGAACTGCTACTGCTGCTGCCATTGGTATGGCTGATGAGCTTAACTTACCTAAACCGAAAAACATAACTTGTGTTAAACCATCAGGAACTCTTAGCAAAATCATGGATACCACAGAAGGTATTCATAAACCCCTAGGTAAATATATTTTTAACAATGTACAGTTCAGTAAATACGACCCTGTTGTCGATAAACTGCGTGCTGCCAACTATAATGTTATTAATCATCCAACGGATGATAGCGGTGTGTTAGTTACTTTTCCCGTTAGATGGGACAATGTTCCGTTTGCTAAAGTAAATGGAAAAGAAGTTAATCTTGATTCTGCTATAGATCAACTTGAAAAATACAAGTTAATTCAAACTAGCTGGACACAGCAAAATACTTCTGTTACTATCTCATACTCACTAGATGAAGTAGAAGATATTATTCAGTGGTTGTTGCATAATTGGGATTGTTATGTTGGTGTAAGTTTCTTATATCGTACCGATCCTAGTATGACAGCAAAAGACCTTGGTTATCTGTACCTTCCACAAGAAGTTGTAGATGAACATACTTATAATGACTACGTCATTACCTTAAAACCAGTTGATTTAAATGAAACTAATAGTTTCGACGAAATCATTGGTGATGAATGTGCAACGGGCGCTTGCCCCATTAAATAAACTATTATGAACGAAAATCCAGATTTACACTTTACTTTTACTATGCAAGAAGCAAACGCTGTTCTTGCAGCATTACAAGAACTACCTGCTAAAATTAGTAATCCGCTTAGCAAAAAGATGACAGATCAAGCCACTGAGCAAATTGAAAAAATTAAAGCAGACATGGCTTCAGATGTAACTGACGTAGAATAA